GCAAAAGGTGGAAGAGGTTCGGGAAAATCGCACTTCTTTGGTGAAATGGCAGTTGAAGCAATGATTTTAAACCCAGATGTTTCAATAGTATGTATCAGAGAAGTTCAAAAGTCTTTAAAGTTTTCAGCAAAGAAATTAATCGAAGAAAAAATATCAAAATATAAACTTCAAGATTATTTTGATATTACACAAAATGAAATAAGAGCAAAAGAAGGTGATGGAATAATGATTTTTCAGGGTATGCAAGACCATACAGCAGATAGTATTAAATCATTAGAAGGCTTCAATATTGCATGGGTTGAAGAAGCGCAAAGCCTATCTAAACGCTCATTACAATTGTTAAAACCAACAATAAGAGATGAAGGGTCAGAGATTTGGTTCAGCTGGAATCCCGACAAGTCAACAGACCCAGTAGATGCGTTTTTCTCAAATCTAACTGATGACATGGTTTTGGTCCATATCAATTCAGAAAACAATCCATTTCTAACTGAAACACTAAAAAAAGAGCGTGAAAATGATAGGTTAAGAATGACACCCGAAGATTATAGCCACGTATGGGAAGGGCAATACAACACTAAATCAGAAGCTTTAATCTTTAAAAACAAATATGAAGTAAACTATTTTGAGCCACAAACAGACTGGACACGACTACAAGGCTTAGACTGGGGTTTTTCAAATCACCCTACTACTGCAAACGTGATATTTATAGATGATGAAAACCTTTACATAAGGCATGAAGCAAATCAAGTAGGTTTAGAACTAGATGATACTGCAAATTTTATATTAAAAAAAATACCTAACTTTGACAAATATATAACAAGGGCAGATAACGCAAGACCCGAAAGTATATCATACGTGAAAAGAATGGGATTACCTTTGTTGAAAGGTTGCAAGAAGTGGTCGGGAAGTGTTGAGGATGGAGTGGAACACATGAAAACATATCACAAAATCATAATTCACCCAGATTGCAAGGAAACGATTAAAGAATTTGGTTTGTATTCTTATAAAGTTGATAAACGAAGTGGTGAAGTTACTACAAATATTGAGGATTCAAATAACCATCATATTGACGATATACGCTATGCGCTTGAACCAATGATTAAGAAGAAAAAAGAAATATTTTTTGTAAATATGTAAAATTATGAGTTGGATAAGTAATATAGTAGACAAGTTTGGTTTTGGTTTAAATAAATATTATGCCAACACATTACTGCAAGTAGGAAATATTCCTATACCTTATGACTTTACAAAAACGTGGGCAATTGAAACAGCATTTGCAAAGAATCCAGATGTCTATGCGATTATAGCACAAATGGCAAATAAATCAGCTTCAATACCTTTTTTTATTAAGAAAATACAAGATGAAAGCAGTTTAAAAAACTATTACTCCACTAGGCAATTTCTAACCAAAAACAGTTTAAAATATAAGGCAAAAGCATTTAATGATGAATATTTACCATTACCATTAGCACAGCCTAATTCATTGTATAAATGGAAACACTTTATACAATTATTTGCAACTTATTTAAACACAACAGGAGATTGCTTTATTTATAGGCAAAAAAATGAATTAGAAGAGATAGTCGGTTACTACGTTTTGCCTACGCATTATATGCAGATTTATGTTAAGAATAAAACAGCACAATTAGAGCAAGAAAGTCCGATTTTAGGTTACGACCTAATTTTCAAAACAGGTGAAAATATTCCTTTTGCAGCAGATGAAGTAATACACGTTAAGCTGCCAAATCCAGAGTTTGGATTAAATGGTGAAAACTTATACGGATTTAGTCCATTGAAAGCAGCATATTACAATGTAGAAAACGTTATACAAGCAAATGAACATCTATACAAAATGTTTAAAAGTAGTGGAGCGTTTGGGTTTATCTTCGCTAAGGGTGAAACATTAGACCCCAATCAGGCTGAACAATTCACACAAAGAATTAAAGAAATGGATGCATCTAAAGATAAGATGGCACGTATTTCGGGAATGAGTACTGAAATAGGTTTTCAGAGAGTAGCATTGTCAAATAAAGATATGCAGCCTTGGGATAGTTTAAACTTTGACAGAAAAACGATTTGTAACGTATTGGGTTGGCGTGATGAACTATTAAACAATGATGGTAAAAGTAGTTTAGGAGGTTCAAATGAAAATGCAGAAGCACGTAAAAGCGTTTTACTAGATACCATCATGCCACAAATGGAGTTGCTTGAAGAAGAACTAAACGAAGATTTTAAAACCTTTAAAGGCTATGAAAACACTAAGTTTATTTTTGATGTTACTGAAATGCCAGAGCTTCAAGATGACATTAATCAAATTGTTGAATGGGCAAACAAGTCACCTATAACAACAAATGAATTTAGGGAGCTTTTAAATTACGAGCCTTTAGATAACGATGTAAGCGACAAGATACTTATACCTATTGGCAAAATGACCTTAGATGAATTAGAGGCAAGGGGGTTGGACATAGAAAACTTAGGAAATGAACCAAACAACGCTTAGAAAATTATATCAAAAACAATTTGAAGCAAATAGCAAATTAAGTGCTGTTGCTTTTAGGCGTGCAATTAGGAAAGATGTAAAAGAGTTAAACCCTAAAAACATTGGAGAATTAAATTTGCTTTCAGTTGACAATTTAAGGAAAGCAATGATTGAACGATACGAAAAAAACGGTATTAAATTCGGAAACACAATGTACAATGGTTATTCAGCACAATTAAACCAAAAGCGGTTTAATCCTGTATTCAGTCGTAGTTGGGCAAGATTTGTAAGAACCATTTACGCCACACAATTATTGAGCGAAATAGTAAGCATTAGGGGTACTATTGTTGAAGAAGTTGCAAGGGAAGTAAATAACGCAATAACAGAAGGAGAGGACATAGTAACACTTTCAAAAGCAATTGAAACAGTAGTTAATTCAAATGCATTTTATAGATGGCAAGCTGAACGTATTGCAAGGACAGAAGTAGGTGCAGCAATGAATAGAGCTAACGAATTAGCAGTTGATGAATTAGGTATTGATGTAGATAAACGTTGGGTAAGTGGATTAGATGGAAGGGAAAGGGCAAGTCATAGAAATATAAACGGTCAAGTAGTTGGCAAGGATGAAACCTTTGCAAATGGCTTAAAAATACCACACGAAGCAGGCGCACCAGCAAGTGAAGTAATTAACTGCCGTTGTGTATTACAATACCTACCAAAAAATAGTAACAATTAAATAACTATATTTGCGTATTATGAGCAAGATAACAAAGAATTTAAACGCAGACGTTGCAGATGTAAATGAAAAAGGAATAGTTGTTATTCAGACAACTCAATTTGACAAATACGATAGCGACAATGACCGAGTATTAAAAGGTGCTTTAACTAAGACTTGGAACGAAGGGAAGCAAGTTCACCTTGTAGACCACACAATGGGAATAGGCACTTATGTAGGTTTGCCAGTAAAAAAAGACCCAATAACAGGAATTATAGAAAGCCAAATCAACTTAGATAAGCAAGTCGGAAAAGACTTACTTGCAGATTATAAATTTAGTTTGGCACATGGTAGAAGCTTGCAACATAGTCATGGTTTTATGCCAGTAAAAGGAAAATATACAGAAAATGAAAAAGGCGGTTTAGATTTTTCTGAAATAAACCAATTAGAGTATAGTACTGTTTTATTTGGAGCAGTTGAAAACACTCCTTTGCATAGCATCAAATCAAAAACAGATGTAAAAGAATTGATTACCTTATTAGAGTTGAAATGTAGAACTATGAATATTTCTGATGAATATGGTATTAAAATACAAGAACATATTAAACAATTAAAAACCTTATTGAAGTTTGAGCCGTTGAAAGACACTCAAAATGAAGCCGTTTTAAACACTTCTAAAGGTATATTATTATTTGTATAACAGTTAAAAACAAAAAAAATGTTTAAAAAATTTTTAGAAAGTAAAAATCTAACACTAGAGCAGTTTAAGGCTTTAGAAATAGAAAAACAAGCAGATATTCAACGAGAATATTTAGGCGGTTTAGAAAGCCAAATTAAAGATAAAGCAAGTGTTGAAGATATTGCTAGCTCTTTAAAATCTTTCAAAAAAGAAAATGAAATAGAAACCTTTAAAGGTTTAATTTCTAACATTGAAGCTGATTTACTTGTAGAACGTAATCGCATCAATAAATTAGCAGAAAAGAAAAAGGAAATTGTACCTTCTGAAAATGTGAGTTACAAGAAGTCTATTTTGAATATGCTAAACGAGCAAAAAGAAGGCTTGCACAAAATGAAAACAGGACAAGGTCAAGTAACAATGATTACAAAAGTTCCTGTTGATGTTGGTTTATCGAATACCATTTTTTCAAGTGGTTCAGACAGTCAAGTTGAGGTTACTCAAAATACTGGCATTATTTCAACAATCAGAAGTCGTGTCTTGACTTACTTACAAAATGTAAGCGTAGCAATTACGACTGGCACAAAGATTATGTGGGTAGAAGAAACCGACGAACAAGGTGCAGTTATTCCAGTTGCTGAAATGGCAACCAAGCCAAATATTTCTGTAATTTATGTGGAGAAAGACCAAGAAATGAAGAAATATCCTGCATTTACTAAGGTATCTACTGAAATGATTGATGATGCACCGCAATTAGTTGCAGCGGTTCAAAACAACGTTATTAAGCGTTTGAATTTGAAAGTTGAAAAAGACTTGTTTATGGCTGATGGTACTTCAAACAGTATCACAGGTATAAACACTTATGCGACTGCTTTCACAGGTGGTTCATTGGCTGATTCAGTTCAAGACCCAAACAATTATGATGTAGTTAAGGGTATTGCTTTACAGGTGTTTGAAGCACATGGAAATGCAAGTGCTATTTTCTTAACGCCAGCTAAATTAGCTGAAATGGAAGTATCTAAAGCAACGGATGGGCAGTATATTATGCCTCCATTCAGAACCGCAGATGGTACACAAGTTTCTGGAGTTCGTTTGATTCCTACAACTGCATTGATTGGTGAAGATATCGACTTTGTAGGAGGTGATTTAAGCGTAGTAAACGTAAGAATTAGACAAGATGTAAGAACTGAAATGAATCGTTCAGGAGACGACATGATAAACAACAAAATGACTATTTTAGTTGAAACTAGATTAGGACAATTTGTAAGTGCTAACGATACAGCATTGCTTGTTAAGGGAACTTTTGAAGCAGCTAAGGCTTTGTTAGACTCAGCAGTATAATACCAA